TGGTTTTTCCTCCTAATTTATTCACACTCAAAGACTATTGTTCCATAATCTTGAAAATAACAGATGCCATAATTCCCTGTCGTTAAACCTGAGAATCCTGAGATATTTATCTGCATACTCCCGCTTGATATGTTATACACATATATAATTGGGTTAGAAGCTGTGTAGTATCTTGACCCTACTTGAAACATGATTTCATTTTTAATTAGGACGACATCAGGCCATGATTTCATTGTTGTTGGCAGAGAAACTATTACATTAATATTGGTTGTCCCGGCAGCATACGCAAACCCGCATGTCGTATATTCGCGCCCATCCATGTTTAAGTTGAGCAGAAAACGCTGACATTTACTTAGCTCATCGGTGTAATCAGGTATCTCGTTCAGTACCCAGACAGGATTTGCTTCTGTCCCTTCCTTGTGGGCGAGGGTTTGCTCAGGGCCAAGTTCAAGTTTAGCGGCAACGATAGTCTGCCCGGCTGCGGTAAGCACAAAGGTTTTCGACGATTCATTATAAGTCGGTGTTATCAACGAACCATCAGATAAAAGAGCAGAGCAAGTAACAGGCTGTCCAATACTAAACTCTAAAGTTTGCTCAATCGTGCCATTAAGCGTCAAGCCGTTGGGGCCTATAGAAACTGAGCCATTGGTAAGCCTCCACCTATCAATTGTCATTCCAACGTTTGTGTAGCTGGATTGACCGAGCTGATTGACCGCGTTTTTGAAGTATGAGTTAATAAGAAGGTTTTTCTGAGTCTTGATCTCACACAGCGGTGCTTTCCGCCAGCTTGTCGGCTTGCCGTTTGCGTCTACGGCGTTGACACGGACAAGATCGCCGGCTGAGGTTCCTGTCAGGCCGAGAGCCTTTGCGCCTGCTGGTGTTTCGTAATCTGTACCGGCAATAAGAGGAGCTTGATAGTCTGTTCCGGCAGTTGCGGCAGTCACACCGCCATTGCCGTCTCCCTTGAGCATACCCGATGCTGCGATTTTGGCCTGCTTGCCAGCGTCGATCATGTCCTGCGCGGCGGCAGTGCGGTAGGCCGCGAGGCTCTGGTGCTGTGTCAGGAAACCGACGTCATTTTGAAGCTGGCTTGTTTTTGTCGGGACGTCATCCGCCGCCGCCAGGCCGAGCTGGGCCGCCGTCTTGTTTCCGGACAGCGTGACGCCGTTGATACCCGGCTTGTTATTCAGGTCGGCATAGTCGGACGCTCCACCGCTGTTGAGCTTGTTCCGCACGGCCTGGGACAGATCCTCTTCCGGGATACCGGCGGCGGGCTTTGTGTAGTTTCCTGCCTCGCCCTGGGGACCCTGCTCACCCGCCGGTCCCGCAGCGCGAAGTCCGGAATCGACATACGCGCCGCTCCCCTGATCCCAGATTTGCCAGTTTCCGTTTCCACCGATCACAGGCGGATGTACTGTCGCTGCCTGCGCTCTTTCGGACGCTGTCTTTGCCTCCTGTGCATAACGCGCCGCAAGCGCTGTCTTACACAGCTCCATATTCACAGAGCCTTTGTTTTCCGAGGATAGTCTTATCGCCACTTTTTCTCCTCCTGTGCGTCCAGCACGTCAACAACGTTAAGCTCATATGCCGCACTGTGCTGCCCCTCGCCGTTGAGCAATGTGGCCCTGACCTGAATCCATGCCGGATCACTGGGCTGCAGCAGCGCCGTTTCTTCCCCCGAAAGCACAATAGAGGCGCTGTAGTTGCTGTCGTCGATCAGAGCGTCCCGTTTGCTCTTTGTGAGCACACTTTTTCCGTTCTGACGAACGCTCAGTATAAAGTCCTCCAGCTCATCGACACTGCAGTCGAAGGAGATCTCAAGCGTAAACGGCGCTCTCCTCGTCAGATTCATCATATTCCTCTCTCCTCTCACGACAGCACAATCCCGGTAATCTCCAGGTTGTTGCCCACGAGCGCCGAGCCGATGTAGTATGTCCCGTTCAATGCGGAGACGTCCAGCGTCACCGAGCCCTCCAGACCGATAAAGCCGCTCCAGCTGACCGCACGCTCCGGCGTCTGCACCAGATTGTATACTTTATCTGTGGTGGAGCCCACGCGGAGGATACTCTGCGTACTGGCCGCGCTTTGCAGGACACCGCTCACGGTCACACGCGAATACCCGCTCAGATCCACGGCGGGGCTGAGCCAGAAGCCGCCGTCGCCGGTCTCCCGGATCGCATTGCCGCTCATCCGCGCATTGCCGCAGAGGCTGTAACCGCTTGCAAGACCGCTTCCGGAGGACAGCAGTGCCGTCTCACCGCTTACAGGGGAAAAGGAGTAGCCTATCTGCATGTTCTTGATCTCCCCAGCCGCCGAGATGTTCACGCTGCCGCTGTTGGTATGCGTCCCGTCGCTGATCGTCACCGTCCAGGTTCCGCTCTCGCTGACCGCGAAGGCCGACGCGCCGGTCCCCTTTTTCACCGTGTAAGCGCACCCGCCCTTTTCGCAGCGGCAGTCGCTCATCGCGGGATAGCGCACGCTGATAATTGCGTACCCGTCGGCCATGTTCTTTGCCGACACGCCTTTTCTGCAAAAAATCGCTTCTCCCATCGCGTCACTTCCTTATGCACAGCAGGCGGATCGGCAGAAGCTCCGTCGGCCTCTCCGCCGCGTAAACCGTCAGGCTGTCCGTACCGGTATCGGCCCTGTACAGAAGCCCGTACTGCTCCAGCCGGACGCGATCCACGGCATAGCTGCCGCTGAGCACCAGATCGACAATGGGAGTGTCACTTGCCTTCAGTCCGCCGACCGCGACCGTCTGACTGTACGGCGCCTCGCTTCCCGTCCAGCCCGAGACCGGGAGCTCCGCCGTATAGACTGCGCTCACCGCCCCTGCCGCCAGCTTGTCCGCGGTGACCGCGCCGGTTTCCAGATTGCCGGTTTTCACCGTGATGGGGTCTGCCCCGCCCGGCAGATGCCGCGCGTTGTGGTAGGGCAGTGCCGCGAGCGCCGCGTTGAAGGTCGGCTCCGTTCCCTGATACCCCGCCTCCACCGCCGCGGCAAAGGCGCTCATGCCCGCAGGGCCCTGCGCGCCGTCCTGTCCCGCCGGACCGCGGATATTCTGCACGGCGGGGTTTTCAAGTCCACCGTCGTTTGTCCAGGAGATGTTGCCGTCTCCGTCGACGCTCGGCCGGAAGGTGACGCCGGCGTCGCCGGGGCTGCCCTTCGCCCCCTGCAGAACACCGTTGTTTTTCCATTGGGAATTGACCGCGTCCCAGATATAGATCTCATACGGCGCTGCCGTTCCCACGCCGTAGGCCTCCCCGGCCGTCGGCTGTGTCACCGCCGCCTCGAGCGCGGCGGTGTCCTCATAGTAGCCCGCGATCACAAAGCTGGCGCCGTCCCGGCCGTTGAAGCTCCCGGCGTCTGCCGCGGCCTTCAGTTCCCGCGCGCAGGCAAGGGCGGCTGCGGCGTCGTTTGAGACCTGCTCGGCCACGCTCATCGGCATGGCGTGCAGCGGCGCATCCGAAAGTCCGGACTCCTTCACCGTCACGATGACCGGCGCGGTTGTCAGCCTCGCCCCGTCCCGGTTGCCGCTGAGATAGATCGTCCACTCCCCGCTTGTGAGGTTCAGGCCCTTGTCCTCGGTCACCCGGTCGCCGCCGTCCAGGATGAGATCATAGACCTCCGCGCCCGGGCCCTCCCCTTTTCGGAAATGCACCCAGCGCGTAAAGCCGTCCCAGTCGTCGCCGAGGAACCAGGCCTGCACCGTGAGATAATTCAGCGTGTCCGCCGCGATCACCGGGGTGTAGATCCGCAGGCTCTGACCGCTGACATACAGTTCAATCATGCTTTTCCTCCTCATTCAGCTCTAAAGCAAGCCGGACCAGATAGTCCCGCAGCTGCCTGATCTGCTGTCTCTCGTCTCCCGTGAGCATGGGCGGCAGCTCGATCATCCCACATCACTCCCCATCGTCAGAATTTTTGCGATGGAATACAGCCGCACCTCGCCTTTCCCAACGAGCCTGATGCGCAGATGGTCGCAGCGCCGGGGACGTACGGGCAGGGTCACGGTCCTCGTGCCCTTCATCCTGATCCGCCCCTGCCGCACCCACTCGCCGCTGGAATCATACATGAGGTAGACGTCGAGCTGCGCGCCCTCCTCCATCGACAGGCGGAAATTGAAGCGGGAGACGTATTTGCGGTCCGGCTGCTGATAGGCGAGCATGCCCGTCTCGCACGCCCAGGCGACGAAGGGCTCCTTTGTCCCCACGCTCCCCGTGAGGGAGAGCAGCGCATCCTCCGTCAGGCAGTAGAGCTCGTCCCCGAGGGCCGCGAACGCCTTTGCGTGCAGCTCATCCTCCCTCATCCAGAGATTGCGCCGGATATCGTAGACGAAGAGCTTCCACGCCCCGTCCGCGTCGCGCATGGAGATGTAATAGCGCTCGCCCAACACGCCCGCCGCGGCATCATAATAGCGCTCCTCGCCCAAAGCGTCGCTCACGCTCTCGGGGAAACCGCCCTGGTAGGCGCAGACGTCCGATCTGCTCTTATACAGCAGGGTCTCGTTGACCACCTGCAAACTCTTGGCGCAGCCCTCCTGCACCCCGCGGCAGACGGTCTCCGTGATCTGGTGCGCGCCGACGGAGGAGACGGAGACGCGGTGGATGCGGTTTTCCTTGAAAAACATCGGGCAGCCGAGGTAGTTCACCGCGCCGGTCCACGGCCCGTCGGAGCCCACCGAAGCCGTCCAGCTGTCAGTGCTCAGGCCCATATACTGCCGCCAGTTTTTGAAATCGCCGAGGGCGCTGCAATAGATCTCGTTGATCGTCTTCCCGTCGGTCATGCCGTAGCGGCAGCCCCAGAGGCGGTTCTTGCACTCGATGACAAAGTCCATCTCCGGCGTTTTACGCGCGAGCCTGACCGTCCCCTCCGTCTGGGTAAAGGCCTCGTCCAGAAGCCCCGTCACCACGATGAAGTCGAGTTCCCCGTCTCCGCCCCCGATGGCGCAGATCACATGATCCCCGTTGCAGGTGTCGATCGCCGCGCCCGAGATGCTGACGCCGTCGTATTTCTCGAACAGCTCCGGCAGCTCGCCCTCGGAGATGAAGCGCAGGCGCGTATAGACTGTCGGGATCTCCGCCCACTCGCCGAGCGCCCCGTTCCACTGCTTCAATACGCGCTCGCTTCCGGAGCTGTCGATCCAGAGTGCCCCTTCCGCGGGCGAGCTCGGCGCGGTGTCTCCCCTTGTCGGGCTCGCGTAGGGCGTGCCGTCTTCACGGCAGAGACTGTACTCCACGCCGCCGGCGGAGCTGTAGCTTGCCTCCAGGCTGCCGAAGTCTGCGGGATCGGCCGTGTTCCAGTATTGCTTATCCGGGAACACGACGATATACGCCCCCATGCTCACAAGCTGCTTTTCGCCCGGCAGGAGTCCCGTCAGCGCCGTTGCCTCTCCGTCGTACCAAAGCGTCCCGTCCGAAACATAGGCGAGCTTCTCCTTGGCAAGGATGCCGCCGGGGTTTTTCACGGCGCACACGCGGGCGCGTTTTTTCCGGTTGGCCAGCAGCGGGTACTCCGCGCTTGTGAGGTTTCTGGTGTCATAGAACTCCCCCTCGCCGATCCTGGCCTTGTGCCGGTAGCCGCCGAACACGTCGGTCACGACGCGCTCGGCGTATTCATAGCCAAGCTTTGGCAAAAGCGCCATGCTCTCCCCTCCTCAAAATCGGAAACCGCCCCGCGCCGCCGGACGGTGACTGCGGTTATACCAGTTGGCCCAGCCCTGATAGGCGCTGTTGAAGAGCGTCATGCGCTTGTTGTAGCGCTGGGTCTCTCCATTCTCGGCGGCGACCATGGCCTGGAGATAGTAGTAATACAGATCCTCGCCGTAGGGCTCACCGACCAGAAGCTCTTCCTCGCCGCTGGTATAGCTCTCCGGGAAGGGGCTCCACACATCCTCATGGGTCTTGATCACCTCCCGGTAGATCCGCCCGTCGAGAGAGCACAGCCACCTCAGCTTCTGCTCCGGTGAATAATCGTTCGGCTCCAGGAGATCGAGCCGTTCGATGATGTCCATTGCTTTCATTCAAATCACCTTCTTTAAAGGTTTGCAGTCCGTAGGGGTCGATCCCCGGATCGACCCGCGCTGTGAAACGGGCGATATTCCTCAGCGCCCGGGCGAATACAGGGCACCGCCCGGGCGCCGCCGGGCCGATGAGGGATCGGCCCCTACGGGTTTTGTGCCTTACACGCTCTGTTTCATGCCGTCGACGCTCTCATAGAAGCGCTCGGCGGCCAGATCGCTGCGGGCGATCTCGTCGGCGACGGCCTTGGGCACCATGGACTTCTTGCCCCTGGGCAGCAGGTAGTTGACGCCGTTGATGCCGACGAACAGATTGGGGTCCTCGCGGTCGGCCCCTCTGGGGATAAAGACTTCGATTCTCTTGTTCTCCATGATCGTACCTCCTTTAGTTTGCCTCGTCCGTGCCCGAGAAGCTGGACGTGCTCATCACGCGCAGCAGGCGCTCGGGATAGAGGATGGTCGCGCCGTTGGTCTCGAACTTGTAGCCGATGGTGCTGAACTGGTTGAGGGGGCCGCCGATCTCACCCTTGTCGTGGATGATCATTTCGAGCGCGCCGCCCTCGGGATCGATGATGCCGAAGGAGTCCTTGCCGAAGAAGTAGCTGGCATAGACGGCGATGGTGTCGTTCTCGCCCTTGATGACCGGGGCAAAGACATTCTCGATGAAGCGCACGCCGTGCAGCTCGCCGATCTCGCCGTTGAAGATCTCCTCGGGGGAGGCGTACTTGTGCGCCTCAATCCAGCTCTCGTCGGCGCGCAGATCGTGGGCGACCGAGGGGTGGATGACCGCGTAGTACTTGCCGCCGATACGGGGCACGCGGTTTTTCTTCATGACGGTGACGGCCTTGTTGACCATCTCGGGGGTAAGGTGACAGTGATAGGTCGCGTCCTCGGCAAGCCCGCTCTGAGCGGTGGGCGTCGCGGCGACAGCGCCGGTGGCGCGGGTGATTTTATCGCAGTAGAGGACGTTGGTGTTGGTGTAGAGGGCGTCGCGGATCAGGGCCTCCTGGGTCTCGGCGGCGGAGGCGCCCATCTCCTCGGTCGCGCCGAGGATCACATCGTCGTAGGCGCGCAGCTCCAGCTTATCGGTGATGGCGGTGTAGGTGCCGTACTGATCGACGCTGCCGGTCACGGCGGTGACGCCGAACTTCTGGCCCGTGGGGATGACGCCCTCGGTGAGTTTGGCGGCTCTGTCAAAGGTGTTCCACTTGCGCCACTCGACGCTGCCGTGGTGATTGGCGGGCAGGGGCTGGCGCTTGGCAAACTGGGCGTAGAAGAGCTCGGCTCTCGCGTTTTCCAGCAGCTCCGTGTCGTAGAAAGCCTTGAGCTCCGCGGACAGGCTGTGGGAATTGTCAAAAGCGGTGGTCGCGCCGGTATTGGCGTTGACGAAATTGCCGGTGGCGTTGACCAGCGTCCCCGCGTCGGCAAAATGCTGAAGGTTAAACTTCATGTCAGTAATCATCCTTTCTCTTTTTTCCTCTGTTTGGGATTTCTTCCTTAGAGTGTGAAGTGTTGAGAGTGGCGTTGTGGTATCCCCTTCGGGGATGGTTTTGAAATAGTCGCGCAGCGACACCATAACTTCACTCTTCACTCTTCACTCTTCACTCTCCACTCTCCACTCTTCACTCTCCACTCACTCTCCGACCTCGATCCGTCGTCCCTGGGCCTTGGCCTCGAGGATGCGCTTCTTCAAAGCCTCTCTTTCGGCTTTGCTCATCTGACGGGGGTCGCCGGTAAATCTTGCCCCGGCCCCGGTCTCTCTGAGCTCTCTGGGTCTCGCGCCGAGACTGCGCACGCTGCGGCTGACCGCCTCGAGACTGCGTCTGGCGGTCTCGCGCTCCCGCTCCGCCCTGTGTCTTGCGTAGTAGGCGTCCGCGAGGGACACCCCGCTGTGCGGGGCGGTCAGGCGCAGAAAGCCCGGGTCCTCCAGCTCGCGCAGCAGGTCAAAGTCCGGCACGCTCTCCCGCAGAACGTCCGCCTCCGCCTCCAGCGCCATGAGGTGCGCTTCCACGTCCGCCGCGCTGGGCCGTCTCAGCCCCGCGCTCTCCCTCAGCAGGGACGACAGCGCCGTCAGGTCGCTCTCCTCCGAAAGCCCGTAACTCTCTTCCAGCGCCCGCAGCACGGGTTCGAGCCGCGCAAGCCTCTCCTCGGCCATCGCCCGGCCTCTGAGCCTCGCCTTCACGATGCCCTGCACCGCCTCGTCGTAGCTCCTGCGGTAGTCGGGATCGTCCAGGATCTCCTCCCAGCTCGGCTTCGGGGTCTCCAAGGTCTGCCCGGCGTCGGCAGACACTTCCTGCGCGGTCTCCTCGGGGACGGCTTCGTCCTCCCCGACCGCGGCAGTTTCCACGCCCGCGACCGGCTCTTCCTCCGGTCTCTTCTGCTTTTCCTTGTTCATGCTTCCTCCTTCTCTATACCCCTCTGCAGCTGGGTCACCGGCATATCGCCGGGAAAGGGTAATGTTGCTCACGTCCTCCGGCTCTTGCCGTTACCGCCGGAGCCCTTCTGATTGGCGGCGAGCTTGACCTGCTCCTTTGCCCCGGCCGACGCGGAGCCGCCGGACGACGAGCTTCCGCCGCCCCCGCCTCCACCGCCGCCGAAGCTGGGCCAGTACCCCGCCATCATCATAGCGAGCGGGTTTTTCTGCAGGTAGTTCATCCGCAGGGAATCCGCCTGGGCGCGGTTCATCCCGGCCTTTTTGAGCTCCTCGTCGCTCGGTACATAGCCGCTCTGTCCGATCAGCGCCACGAGCTTATCGTAGCTCTTCTCGCCGCGCTCGTACTGCTGCTGCTCGAGCGCCGCGGCCTGGTTGAAGCGGTCGCGCTTGCGCCCGTACTCGCTGTCGGCGAGGCCCGCCGCCGTGTCAAGACGCTTCTGCATCGCGTCGCCCTGATCCTTCCAGCGCTCATAGGCCGCCTGATACATCTCCGGCATTGCCTGGCCCAGCTTTTGCAGATACAGCCCGTACTGCTGCTGACCCGCGCTCTGGGCGTAGGTCGAGCCGTAACCGCCTGTGAGCGCTGCGGCCTGTCCCATGGTATCCCGCATGGCGCGGCTGCCCTCCGTGACCATCTGCTCGCGGTAGCTCTGGTACAGCGGATCGCTGCCCGGGTCATAGCGGAACGCGGGCCGGTTCACGATCTGTTCGTAGAGCCTGCTGATCTCCCCGTCGTAGCTCGATGTAAAGTCCGGCAGCGCACTCTCGGCCCTGCGCAGCGCCTCCATGGTGTCGGCGTAATCCGCCTCTCTTCTCTCGTCGATCCCGTTCATGGCTCCTCCTCTTCCGTCAGCCGGAAGGACACGAATTCCGGCCTGTTTTCCGCGAGCAGGGCAAGCCCCGCCGCCACCGTGTCATAGCTCTCCCGGCACAGCTCCTCCGCCCCGTCTTCCGGATCGCAGCGGATCTCGAAGCGCCCCGGCCCCCGGCTGATCACGGGCAGCGCCTCCTCGGCCCTGTCCTCCATGCGCCGTTCGAGGGTCATCATCAGCATACTCAGCGCCGCGCAGACCGGATCTGCGCCGAAGGCCCCCGCGCCCGCGTGTCCCTCCATGGTCAGGCGCAGAGCCTCGCGGTCATAGCAAACCCTCGTCATCGTCCGCCTCCCGGCATTGCCGCCGTCGCCGCTTTGCCTCTCGCCCGCTCTATTCTTGCGCCTTCGCCGCCGCCCTTCTTCGGCGTGTACTTCGGAATCCAGGCCGGGGCCTGCCGCCCGGTGATTCCCGCCATCAGGGCCTCCGCCCTCTCGGGCTCGTACTTCTGCGTCAGGGCCAGCGCGTACTGCTGATACATGGCCAGCTCCTTCTGCACCGTCCCGTTGTAAAAGAGCTGCTGCATGAGCTCGTCCTTGCCCTCAAACTCCATCACGCTCATGCACGCGAGAGCCTGATCGCTCCGGTCGGAGGCGAAGAAGCCGAGCTGATAAAACTGCAGCGCCAGCTCATTCTGGCTCATGCGGGTATAGGCGCTGCTCTTCTGCGGGATCACCCGGATATCGAAGACCGGCCGCCTCAGCCCGAGCTCCACGCCCTCTGGCCCGTAGAGAGCCTGCGCCTTGAGGGCGCGGTTATCGTAGCTCACAAACTGCTCGATCCCGAGCCCGCCCGTAATCCGAAACTGCCTCGGCAGATCGTAGAACTGGCGGATGAGCTCAATGCACAGCTCGATCATCTCCGCATAGACCCGGTAGCTCGCCCTTGTGGCGTCGCGGCTGCCCTTGCCGCTGGCCTCCTGCAGGGCCGCGATGGCCGAGGCGGCGGTCACGCCCGCGTTTACAAGGCCCACCGAGGTCTCCGTATTGCCGGAGGTCTCGCGCAGCTCGTTGATAACGCCCGCGCGCATCTCCAGATAGTTCCCGCTCAGAGGGCGGTAGTCCACCATGCGCAGGCTGTCCTCGCCGAGGTTGCCGCTGACATGGACGATGGGGTTATTGAGGTTCAGAAACTCCTCCTCATTGATTGCCCCGTCCGAGCGCTGGAAGTACCTGGGTGTCGCGCCGACCATCGTATTCTTGAGAAAGGCGGTCTGCAGCATGTCGATCTGCGTCTGTCCGTTGCGGCAGAGGTCGATGAAGCCGTAGCCGCAGGGGCTGCCCTCCACCGGAAACAGGCTGTCGAACACGAAGGGATAGCGCCCGTGCTCGTAGAGTCCCGGAACGAAGTCCTCCCCGCCGTTTGCCCTGCGCATCTCCGCCTCGTTCTCGCTCGCGTACAGCAGGGTCTGACCGACGTACTTGCAGTAGTGCAGCACGTCGCGTCCGGCCTCCCTGCGCTTGTAGTACACGTCGATGACCGTGGACTTGCCGTCGGTGCTCACGCTGTCGTCGTAGAGAAAGCGCGTCGCGGCGAAGGCCAGACTTCTCAGCTTGCCCTCCAGCTCCGGGTACTGCTCGACAAGCCTCTCGTTGTCCTCCAGCTTCGTGTGGAAGAAATACGCGCTGTCCTGGATGTCCCGCACCCCCGGCTCCCAGAACACGTTCAGCAGGTCCACCCGCTCGATGGCGATGTCGCCGAGACCGCCCGCCTTCTCCGGGTCCCAGCCCACCCGGTAGACGCCGGTCCCGGTCTTGAGCTTCTGCCACATCGCGTCGGAGTAGGTCTTCTCAAAGGCGTTCTGCTCCAAGATGACCGGCAGGATCTTCGACAGCACCTTTGCCTCCTGACGGTCGTCCGGCTCGCGCGGCAGGATGTTTGGCTCGGGGTAGGCGTCCATCGCGTCGGCGTGCTTGGAGACGATCACGTTGTGCAGCCACCCGGACACGGCCTGAAAGCCCTCGCCGGCCTCATGGCTTCTGCGCTCCTCGGCGCTGTTGCGGAGCTTCCACCAGTTTTCCGCCGCCACCGCGCGGCGTTCGACGCTGGCCTTCCCCGCCTTGTACTTCTGCAGAATCCGCGTAAACTCCGCCAGCCGCTTCTCGTCGACCGGCAGGCTTATGTCTTTGTCCATCCGTTTGTTCCTCCCCTATGGCTTATTCTTCGTAGGGGCGACCCTCGTGGTCGCCCGGCGGCACTATGTTTCTTTTACCTGTCATCCCGGGCGCAGCGGTCCGACAGATCGACTGCATGCGGGCGACCGCAAGGGTCGCCCCTACTTTCTCAGCGGGTCCACCATCAGCTCTCGCCTCGGCACTTCTCTGAGCGGCGTTACCGGCCTTGACATGCACAGATAGCGCCACTCGTCCGCCGCGTGGTCCTCCTGCTCCGTGTCCAGATCCTCCGGCTCGGTTTTGGAAAACTGCAAAAGCGGGATGGTGCGCAGAAACGCCTTGCAGTTGTCGAATACATACATGCGGCTGCGCCCCTCGTCGTCAAACTGGAGGCGATAATGGCACTGCATCCAGCCGGGGATGCGCTTGTTGTCCCCCGGCACAAAGTACACTCCGCACCTGGCCGCCGTCTCCGCGACGCTCTCGCCGCGGCTCGCGTCCCAGATGGCGGGGTCGGCCACACCCTCGATCCGCCGCCCCCTGAGCCAGGGGTGTTCCCGCTCGATCCGGGCGATCTCCTGAAACTGCCGATCCGGCGTCCAGCGCAGACCCTCGTTCGGCGTTCCCGTGCAGCCGTAGAGTTCGAGGATTCGGTAGATCACGCCCTCGTAATCGACCGCCCACCACGCGCAGGAGAAGGGCTTGCCGTAGCCGAAGTCATAGCTTCTCAAAATCGTCCAGCCCCGCCTCGGCCCCGCCGCCAGATCAAAGGGCGCGATCACATGGCACCATCTCCCCTGCTCCTTCATCTCCTCGCGGCTCAGCGTACAGCCGTGCTCGACCGCCGCCTTGAGATCGGGCTCGATGCGGAAGTCCTCGAAGAACTGTCCCTCGAAGATCTCCCAGTTACCGTATAGCCAGGCGTCGCGCAGCTTGGGCGGCAGGCTCTCGAGCTGTCTGATGTAGTCGGGATTTTTCTCCATCAGCGCCCGGTTGTCGGTGATCAGCGCCTGGATGAAGCTGTGCTCCTCCGGCTCTTCCCCCTCGCGGAAATGCCGGTCGATGAATAATCTCTTGACCCAGCCGTGGCCCTCCCCGCCGGGGTTGCAGGTGAAGTAAATGCGCTTGGGAAAGTCGTTCGTCCCTCGCACGCAGGCCCGCAGCTTCTCCATCCGGCTCTCGCTCTGCTGGGTGGCCTCGTCGACGAACAGCACGTCCACCTCGGTGCCCTGAAAGCGCATGGCGTCCTTCTCGTTTTCGAGATAGCGGAACAAAATCCGGCTCCCGTTCGGAAAGCTGATGTGCTTCTTTCCGTCGTTGTACTCCGCGATCTTCTCGTCCCCGTCGAGATAGCAGCCCAGCATCTCACACAGCGGAATGATGTGATTTTCCTGCAACTCCGGATAGGTCTTCCTCACGATCATGACCTTGATCCCCGGATAGCGCAGGCACAGCAGCACCGCCTTGACCCGCACGGCCCAGCTCTTTCCGCCGCCCCTCGCCCCGCCGTAGCCTATGTATTTATGCCGGTCTCTCAGAAACAGCTTCTGCTTTTCGCTGGGCTCCGGCAATATAAGCTCCGCCATCTCTCACACCCCCCGCCCTCGCTTTCCATTCCAACCCATCCGTGCAGCGGACGCCATAACTCCACTCTCCACTCTCCACGCTGACCTATCGGCTCATCTCCTCCGCCTCACCCAGAAAGCGCACCGTCAGCGCGCCGCCGCGCTCCGCGTCCTTCTCCTCCTGCAGGCCCTGCAATTCCTTGAGCGCTCCGGTCACGGCCTTGAGCTCCTTGAGGTCGATCTCCTTTCCCTCGTCCAGACAGCTCTCGATCCGGTTTAAGAGCTTCCGCCCGACCCGCACCAGCTCCGTCTGCCCCAGGGTCTGTCCGGCCTCAAGCCCCCGCTGCGCCTTCCAGCCCTCGCGTCTGGCGCGGCCTTGTATCGTGCCGAGCGGGATGCCGAAGCGCTCCGAAAGGCTCTTCTGGTTCTCGCCCTCCAGGTAAGCGCGCCTGATCTCGTCCCAGTCCCTCATCATTCCGCGTACTTGCTGCCGTAGACGCAGCGATAGACCGGACAGTCCTCATAGCGCCCCACGCAGTAGCGGCCCATATGCCTGTCCTTCAGGGTGAGGCTCCGAAAGCGGCTGATCATGTCGACGCCCGTGCCGTAACCCTCGCAGCAGATCTTGCGCGCCGTCCTGTCGCTGAACATATAAAAGGGGCAGCGCACATCCGCATCCGTCCATAAGATTTTCTTAACGTTGTTCATTCTCGTCCTTCCCGCGGTCCGCCTCCGCGTCCCGCCCGGTGTACTCTTCCGCGCCCCGGAAAAACCAGGGCGGGTATCCGCGCCGCTCCATGCAGCGCACAATCGGATCATCCAAAATCTCCCGCAGCAAACCCGCCTCCCTTGCTCAGCGCCGCACGCTGTTTGCGCGCCGTTTTTTCTCTTATTAAATTAAGACCTCTCCTCTTGACAATTTGCGCTTTATCCCGTACAATAGAGACAACCGCAGATCGTTTTCTCATTTCTTTAAGAGACGCCTGCATTATATCCTATTATTTTCAGAATTTCAAGTGTGAGCTCAGTCTTTTTTCAGATTCGTTTACTTTGCACAAGAATGGGGTGAGCATTTTGTTCCAATATGACAGATTTGAGGCGCTGCGCGTCAACCGCGGCGTCACCAAGACCTTCATCGCCCATACGCTCGGCCGCAGCCCCACGCTCTGCCAGGACTGGAAGCAGCAGAAGTCGCAGCCGAACGATCAGCAACTGCGCGAGGTGGCGCGCATCCTCGGCACCACACCCGCGTACTTACGCGGCGAGACGGACGATCCCGATCCCTCCCCCGCCCCGGACGCGGAGATGGAGGCGCTTCTCACCTCCCTGCGCGAGCGGGAGGATATGCGTATGCTCTTTAAGCTCGCGCAGGACGCCTCGCCCGAGGATGTGCGCCAGGCGGTAAAAATCATCGAGGCGCTCCGCCGCCATGACTGACACATACATCCGCCTCGTCTCTCTGCCCCCCAAGGTGGAGGGCGTGACCGTTCCGAACGACGACGGGAGCTTTGATGTCTATATCAATTCCCGTCTCTCGCCGACGCGCCAGCAGGAGACGCTGGAGCATGAGCTGCGCCACATCCGGCACGAGCATTTTTATCTCGACATGCCCGTCGCCCGCATGGAGCGCCAGGCGGACGGCGAGGCCATCAACGCCGTTCTGCACCCGCCCGCCGGCATGCTCCCCTGCTTTGACTCCGAGGAGGCCCTCGCGCTCTTTCTCAACGCCCTCTGTTCCCAGCTCGGCCTGAACCTGAACACACTCTGA